TCGCAGAGAGTGAGCTTGTACAGAGAGCGATCGTCGGAGGTAATATTGCAGTTCCGGGCGGAATTAGGGATAGAGAACTTTATAAGGCGGATGATGCGGCGGCCGAGCAGGCAGCAGAATATGATATCCGTCCGGACGCAGAGAAACCGGCGGCGGAAGAAGACGCTAAGGAGTCTGTAAAAGCAAAGAGAACAAAGAAAGAGTGATGCCTATGTGGCCGTATGGAAGCACAAACCCAATGACAGCGAAGTTTCAGGCGGCAAAAGAGCAGGCGGCGAACCTTACACAGCCGGGAGAGCGGGGAGCTTACACGGAAGAGATGTTCCGGGAAGACTTCCCGCAGTTTACGAAGAAAGTCACTCCAGAGAATGATGGGGATCCCGAAATTCAGGATCTTCTTCCGCAGGGGATCCTTCAGATGTTTCTGGAACAGGTCAATGACAGTGTCCTTCCATCGCGCTGGGGAAGCATGTGGCGCTATGCCGCAGGGCTTTACCTGGCGCATTTTGCGGCGATGTACTTAAAGACATACGCTCCTGAGTCTTCCGGGGCGGCACAGGCAGCCGCAAAGGCACAGCCCGCAGGAGTCATTAAGAACGCCACCATGGGAGACACATCTGTCAGTTATGACAATTCCGCGGTGACGATCGGAACGGAGAAGTGGGGCAGCTGGAACGCCACACAGTACGGTCAGCAGCTTGCAACGCTCGCCCGGCTGGTGGGGATGGGAGGCATGTGGATTGGATGAGATATGGAAAGATGTTCCAGGGTTTGAAGGAAGATATTCTGTCAGTAACAAAGGGAAGGTGAAGAGCCTAAACTATGGGAATACTGGGCAAAGCCGCAATTTAAAACCTAATTTGAAAAAAGATGGATATTATGATGTTGCATTGGCAGATTCAGGAAAATATCGGTATATGCGAGTTCATCGTTTGGTTGCTCTTGCATTTATACCTAATCCGAACAGGAAAACGGTAATCAACCACATAAATGGAGTAAAAACAGATAACCGTGTAGAAAACCTTGAATGGTGTACCCCATCTGAGAATACTCTTCATGCTAGCAAAAATGGTTTGCTTCCACAAAACACGCCAGCACAAATTGAGGCACGTAAGAAAAATGCCTTGCTTGCAGGCGCGTCAAATAAAGGACGAAAGGTGAGTGTGGAAACACGTATGAAAATGAGCATAGCTCATCAGAGGAGGAAACAGTATGTTATTTGACAATCCGATTTTCAAAAACTGGTATACCGATCTCATGGACGTCTGCCGGGTCGTTCCGGTAAAGGATGGGAATGTTACTAGGCAGGAACGGAAAAAGGTTGCGGAGAAGGTCCCGTGCCGCGTGTATCACACAGGAACCGGAAGTCCGAGCATCACCGACAATGCCGCCAGGATCAGAGGAGAGGATAAGCTCTCCTGTGATCTTTCTGTGGACATCCAGGCCGGAGACGAGTTGTATGTGATCCGCGGGGGAAATACCGGTCATGCAAACAAGCCGGAACGGTATCTCGCCGGACCTCCGCAGGACTTTTATGATCCGATCGGCGGCGCACTCACAGGTCTGGAACATAAAGAGGTGACACTCTTAAGAGAGAACCTGATTGGATCCGGGAGGTGAACAGATGTCAAGCTTTGGAAGCCAGATGAGAAAACGTCTGGATGAACTGAGGAGAGCCGGAGAGAATGTCCCGAAGATCATGGCAGAAGTCGCGGAAGGTGCCACGATCGAGGCGGTCCGTGTGGCCGCGGAGAAGACGCCGCCGAATGATGGGACACTGGCCGGTACCAACATGCGAAGCGGTCAGATGGCACAGCACTGGGCGACGGACAGCGTGACAACGCCGGTCGTGACAGGCGGCAGTGTCCGGACGGAACTCAATAACAACATGCAGTACGCATCCTATGTGAATGACGGACACCGGGTCGATAAACATTTCGTTCCGGGTCTGATCATCAACGGGAATCTTCTGGAGATGAGTCCGGATGGATCCGGCGGTATCATGGTCGGAACCAAAACGAGCTATGTGCAGGGGAAGTACATGAAAGAGGCAGGAATCGGAAGGTACCGGGATGTGGTCCGGACGGAACTGGAAAAACGGGTAGAGGAGGCATTCAAATGATCTTTTCCTTACATCATGTGATCGACAGCCTGGCCGGTATGCTTACCGGAGCATATCCGGACTATCCGGTATATGACAGCCCAAACCAGCAGGGAACGAGTTTTCCCTGTTTCTTTCTTTTCTTCATACCGTCCACGATCGAGGAGCATGTGGGAAACCACTATTTCCGTGATCTCGGCGTGGACCTTGTCTTTGTACAGCAGCGGAACCTGGTAAACGGAAACCGGAAGATCCATGAGATCGCGGAGTTTCTGGACCGGAATCTGGATCCGTTCCCATACACAGACGGCAGCGGAGAGAGTGTTCCGGTTCCAGTGCAGGATCAGCAGTGGAGTATTGAAGATGAAGAGCTGCACTACCAGTTCCATATCCGGACGCGGATCCTGGTGGAAGAAACGGAAAACCTGATGCAGGAGATGGAGGAGAACAATGTCGGTATCAAAGAAAACGACTAAGAAAACGGAGGAAAAGAAGTATTCCACAGAGAAACTTTTGAAAAGCCGCCGTCTTGCGGCATATCAGCCGGATTTCGCCAGGGTGATCCTGAAGGAACCGGAATACACGATCTCTGAGGCGGTTGACGCCCTGGAGACAGCTTTGAAAGGAGGCAGATAACATGGCAGGTGGTACATGGATGAGCCAGAATAAGGTCCAGCCGGGCGTGTACATCAATACAAAATCGAGCGGGAATCTTTCCGCAAGTGTGGGAGAAAAGGGCGTTGTGGCGATCGCTGAGCCGCTCTCCTGGGGACCCTGTGAGGTCATTCAGACGATCATTCCGGGCGAGGACTTAACGCCTTACATTGGATATGACGTCACGAGTGAGAAGGCAATGTTCCTGCGGGAGATGATGAAAGGCAGTGATACGACTCCGGGTCCGATCAAGATCCTTCTGTATCGTCCAAAGGGAACCGACGGAGCCAAGGCAACCGGAACGATCGGAACATTGACGGTGACAGCATTGTACGAGGGAATCCGCGGTAACGATATCACAATGATCGTTCAGGAAGATCCGGACGCGGAGAGCACCTATGTAGTCTCTACCGTTGTGGATGGACGTACCGTAGATGAACAGACTGTCACAGAAATCTCCGGGCTTACAGCGAATGCCTGGGTCACATTCTCAGGAACGGGAAGTGCCTTCACGAAGACAGCAGGAACGGCGCTCACAGGAGGCAAGGACCCGACGATCGCCAATGCAGATTACTCTGCATTTCTGACTGCGCTTGAAAAGTATAGTTTCGATGTTGTGGTATACGACGGGGCAGAGCAGGTCGTTATCCAGGCATACGCATCCTTCGTGAAACGTATCTCGGAGCGCGTGGGACGCAAATGCCAGGCAGTTATGGCGGCAGCGGAAGAAAGTAACAGTGAGTGGGTGATCTCCGCAGGAAGCGGTGTCAAGCTTTCTGACGGCACGGTTCTGACACCGCAGCAGGTGACTTGGTGGCTCGGTGGAGCAGAAGCCGGCGCCCCGTATAATCAGTCTCTTACATACGCCAGATATCCGAACGCGGTGGAGGCAAACCCGAAGTTTACCGACACAGAGATCGAGGAAGCAATCCAGAAGGGCAAGATCGTGTTTATCGATACCTTTGACACTGTCAAGGTATGCACAGATATCAACACCCTGACAAGCTTCACGGTGGATAAACAGAGCTGCTTTGCAAAGAACCGCGTGATGCGTGTCCTGAACCAGTTCTGCAATGATGTTTATAGGCAGTTTTCCCTGTATTACATCGGGAAGACCAACAATAACGACGATGGAAGAAATCTTCTGAAGGGCTGGATCGTTGGATATTTAAATGAGATGCAGGCAAACGGCGGCGTGCAGAACTTTGTTCCGGATGATGTGGAAGTCCTAGCCGGAAAC